TATGGGTTTCAACTCATGGTTAAAATCGTTTCGCTTGGTGCGGGTCACACTGTAATTGAGCCCCGCATATATGCCGGACAGCAGCTCAAACGGCACCCCTGTAGTCACAGCCAGCATGGTCAGTATGAATTTGGCCGCAGGCTCAAACGTGGATGACGGCCTGGGGTTGGACGCAATCTCTATCTTTTCATTGGTCCGCAGATATTCAACAATGGCGTTTTCCATCTCATCTATTTTTTTATTGTCATCGTCGGTGGTCATGTTGATCTGGCGGCCCGCAGGGTTATCGGTGTAAACAAACGCCAGATATTTTGACGCCATCTTGGCCGCGTCAATCTCTGACTGCATCAGATTATGGAGATCGTCCGCCAGGAGTACTCCTGATGCAAAAGGCGTGATCCCCCGGAGCTGCCCCGGCCGGAGCGTCTTGAACTTGTGGATAACGCTGTCCGCAGAAATGCGGATGGTTTTCCCCCACGAATCCGGGTTCGTGAAATGATACGCCATCACCTCGCCGGTGAATTTATCGTATTCAATGCCCCTCTCGACCTTATTGGCCCCAACAGGTTTGGCCCCATGGTCGGTCAACCAGTCCGGCTCGTAGAGCTGGAGACAGAACGGGATAAAGCGGCCCTTTTTAGAAGATTCCCGCTTGATCAACAAAAACTCGCCGCATTCAATATCCTGCCGCTTACACAGGGCCATGATCTCGTAGTAGTGCAGCTTCCCGGATATGTCCGCTTCATCCGCCCAGAAATTAAAGGCGTCCTCGATCCTCTGGTTCAAAGTCTTGTTCAATGTCCCGTCATCATTTCTGATGCGGCTCTGAAACATGATGCCCTGGCCAACCACATAATCGGTAATCACATCAACGGCCCGCGCAAAGTAGGGAAAATCCCGAACCAGTTGCCGTACCCTGGCCGTTACAGTGCTCCAGGAATTGCCGATAAGGGTGTTGACGTTTTCATTTACAGGGTTCCATCCCCCCGTCAGCCGGTCTGTTTTAGCCGCCGCATACTGCATGGAGCGAACGCGGCGGAGGTTCATCCTGTCCAGGCGCCGGACAATCTCACGACGCGGCATAAAAAAACCGATCGCACGGTCCACAATGCTTTCCGCACGTTCGGCAAGGCT